GGAAATCAGTGGCTAGACCTATTGACCCAGCCATTTTACTCAGCATTTTTTGATTTGTTTTACTATATTTTGCTCTTGCTTCTTGTAATAACTTTAGTTCTCGAAATCTTTCTACTTGCTTATTTAATTCTTCATTTTCGATAGTGAACGAAAAACTTTCTTCATCCAGCAGGGCGTTCATATCCATTTGTTGGCCCTTTTTGACGTCCATCGCCTTCCTTAGTTCTTCATTTTGGGAGAGAATGCCCTCTAAAGCCGCTAATTCGTTTTCTCTTGCTGTGTTTGTGTCCCCTAAAAGAGACGCGGTTTCTGCTAATAGAGTGTTATACTTTGCTTGCTGCAGTATTTTTCTTTCATTGGCAGCAATAGCGGCCTCTCTACGTGCTTTATCTTCTGCTGATTCTTCACCTTCTGGTTTAGACAAATCAGTTTGTTTTCCTTTCTTTCCACCCTTACCAGAGCCAAGATTTTCGACTTTTTTTGATAATTCATTGATTGCGGCAATCAGTTCCTTATCACCCTCAGATAGTGCCATAATATATTCCTTCCTCTATCAAAAATAAATAGTAGTTAGATAAAAATGCAATTACTTCCGCAAGACTCTATCGTTTCTTTTGGGACTTTTTGAACTCTTTTGCTTCATCATCATATTGTTTTTGAAGTCTTTTGACAAACCAGTCTCGTAAACCAACAGGTAAATTGTAGGCCTCCATGAAACTCCACCCACCAAAGTGTTTTAGTAGGAAAAACTGTTCATAAACGGCTTCCATGTATTTATCTGTCAGGCCAAAAAAAGTCCGTTCCAAATGGAACGTCAACCTCCTCTTCATAAGCACAAGATCTACACTTGAAAGTCTCTCTAATTTCTATATTTGGCGTGGCTGCTTTTATGCACATCTTGAAGTGCCTAGAGTCCACAACTGGCATTTGGTCAACATACTGTTCTATGACCTCTTTATTATCATGTCCCTCAACAGACAAAATAAGCCTCTTGAATTGATTAGTTAAGAAGTTTTCTTCATCAGCAGCCTTCATATTTCGGATAAACTCTGACAATATCATCTCATCTTGGCCATTCATTAGTCTAAATTGAACTTCAAAATTAGTCAATGGCATTTTTGTTTTATAGATACCATCTGATACCTTTTGAACAACTTCGCTATTCAATGTGGCCAAGTCCCCAACTATCTTTGGGTTCCTAAGGTCAAATATCAAAGAGGTCTTCTTAGTGCACTGGGGGCACTTTAGGACAGTCTCGTAATCAAAACCATACCCGCTTGCTCGAGCAGACACTAGAATAGCATTTTTGTCGCCGATAAGCAATGTTTTGGTGTCAATAGATTTATCAATTATTATATTCTCTAGAAATCTCTCTAAAGCGATGCCCTTCTTCAGCAAAGTCCTTGAAGAAAGGATATCTTCATCTTTTGCTGTCATAAAACGAATTTCTATTGTATCTTTGTTATGTAAAGAGTGGCCTTCGGGATATGCCAATCCTTTTGAAGGTAATTCAACAAATTCTGTTGGGGCAACAAAGTTCAAAGGATTGAACTGGGCTGGAGTGTCAGAGTGTTCTGGTTTGTGCCCACCCAACCTATCTTTATTTCTACTCAAATTTCACCTCTATTTCGTTTGTTTTGCGTAATCATAAGCAATGACCATGGTTATTTCTACCAACTCGTCATCCGCATATGCTAAAGATCCATAATTTATAGATTTTATCATAGTATTGAAAAGTTCCCACTCTTCAACAGCAGTGCCAGAACTGTCTAATTGTTGAATTGTCATTGTTGTTGCGTCAGATCCGTCAAAATTGCTCTTTTTGACACCAGAGATGCCTTCATCTGGTGTTTTGTAATCGTTGGCTTGAATAAACCCTTGCAATTGTTTTACTTTGGAATCTCCGATGTCGGTCATAACTATATTTATGTCATTCCAAGTCAATATTCCCGGATATTCGAACTTCTGGTTTATAATCGTGTACTGGGTCGTGCTTACTTCAAAAGATGGTTTATCTAAAGATTTGACCCAGTACCAGTCTCCACCATTTTCGTTGTTACCCAGTAGTTTGAATCTAAATTTACGAGTCGGCTCAGCCGTGTTTTCTTTCCAGAAAGCCATTTATGCCTCATTAAGTTGCAGGTGGGAAATAAGTTTGCCCATCAACTTCACAAGTAGCCCAGTCATATTTCAAAGTAACAGTTAGTTCTCTTAGTTCATCTGAAGAATACTCGTAAGATCCAAGGTTTGCACTAAGGACAAAGCAATTATTCAGTGTCCAAGTTTCTATAATTCCACCATCTTCGTTCAAAGCAGTGATAACGCAATTCACCTGAGCAGCCTTTATCTTGCCAATCGTGGCAGGAGTGTCGCTTTCACCCTTGATCAGATAACCAGACTTTCGTAACATGTCGTTGATAATACTAACAGCATCAGGATCGCTTGGATCAACTAAAGTCATTTCAACATCTTCCCATGTTGTTCTGCCGGGGAAATTATACTTATTGTCTAGATAATGGTGCTCAACTGGGTTGACTGTGAAGTTTGGTATATTGACCCCTTTAGCCCACCAGAATGCTTGAGAGGGCGAAATACTGCCACCATCACTAACTCTTCCAAATTGAACTTGAAAGCGATATTGTCTTTTTGGCGATACTGTGTTTTCTTTCCAAAATGCCATGTTATTGATCTCCTGTTATAATAAATAGTGGCTTACTAAAATTCGACTCCAGATCTTGTAATGATGAAGTCAATTGCGATAAACTCAATAGATCTTGCAGGTTTTACAAAAATCTTAGCGTATAGAATGTTTCGATCAATTAGATCAGGTGTTGTGGTGGTTTCATCAAGAACCAATTTGTACTCGGTGATACCTAGGTCTGCTTGGACAGAAGCGAGAACTTGATTTGCTTGAGCCTTGAAGCGGTTCCAAGTAACTTGTACGTTCTGGTCAAACAAAATCGTGTCGGCAATAATTCCAATTTGTCTTTTCAAGTAAATCATCAATCGACGAACGTTGATTCTGTCCAAAGCAGACGCGTCTTGTTGTAGGGTCTTTTGTCCAAATATAACAGTGTCACCTGTCGAAGGGAACTTGGCAATTGGGTTCACACCTAGTTCGTACAAAGTGTCTCTGTCTGCTTTAGTTAGATGCAAACTGGTGCCAATAACAGAAGGACCAGCGCTACCACCCAGTCTTGCTAGACCACCACGATTGAATCCTGCTGGTGCAAACCAAGGTTGCGACAAACTATCAGATTTTGCAATGGCGCCAATGGCAGCAACAGAAGGTGGCGCTTCAAGGATGGTGTTACCATCATTTAGTGTATCTCTCATTCTGATATTTGGAAAATATGTTGCAGCATATGAACTGTCAATTTGTCTTGTTAGCAATGTGCCTTTTAGTGTTGAGATAGATGCATTCTGAGCGGAGGATTCTGTTTCCCATGTATCTCTAGCAATACCGTCTACGTCCACAATAGCCAAGCAATCTCCGCGATCTTCTGCTATACTTATCATCGTATCACCAAGTGAACTATTGATAATTCCGGGCATAGACATCAGTTCACAAGTAATATTTTCTTTGTACCTAACCATCTCGAGTGCTTGATCTATGGAGTTGTACTCATAACCACTTGTAGTTCCGGCTGTAATTCTTGCGTCACTAAAGGGGTTGGCATAAAGAATATTTACTCCGTCAGCACCCCCGAAGAAAGGAGCAGCAAATTGCTTGATTCCTAAATCTAGAGTTCCTGATGGACCAAGATGATAATTTATGCTGCCTCCGCCGTCAAAAGATCCAGACTCAAAAACGTATGTAGTAGCACCCGCAGAGGATGACTTAATATCGTCTAGTGAAAAAACCTGAGCAGCGGTAGAGAGCGCATCGCTTTCATCCAAATGCATTGTAAAATTCTTTCTTTTTCTTGCAATATCTCCAAAACTGCCATCATGTTGACGTCTGTTTGCTAAAGCATGTCGCAGCCCGAAAATAGCTGTAGGACCATAATCAGACCCAACATTGGTTCCTGCTGTTGTCAAACCAAAAACAGGCCAATCAAAAGATGCTGTGTAGCCGGCAGGGATCCCATCAAGAAAAACACCTTCTTGATTTCCATTCATCAATGATTTTCCACCATCAATCCAATCAAATTCAGTAGCAGTTGATGCAACATCCGCCATTCCTCCTTTCACGCTTCCAGCAATTGTATCGGCATCTTGTTTTTGTCCTGCCCATCCAAACGGAACATCAGATTTATTGGCATCAGAAGATACTTCAACTCTGACGTATCCAGATATGTTAGGATATTGCCCAGATTGAGTAAATTTACCTAAA